GGTTCTAGAGGCGCAGGAGGCGGTGCGGCCGGTGATGCACAGAAAGATTTGGTGGCAATGGCCAAAGCCACTGGCAAAACTACTAAAGAATTAGAAGAATTTGAAGATCAAGTAGAAGAAACTAGCAGTGCATTAAGTAGAGGTTTTGGCCAAATAAGTGGTATGCTACAAGGATTAGCCCACGAATTTATGGGCGGTGCTACATCTATATCAGACTTTTCATCTCACATTACAGGCGCAATATCAGCAATACCAGTTTTAGGACCATTAGTTGGCGGTGCATTACAACTATTAATCGGAGTTGTTGATAGTAATATTGCAACTTTCAGAGAAATGTCACAAGTAGGTGCTGATTTTGGTGATAGTATATTTGGTGCAAAACTAGCGGCTACCCAAGCAGGATTAAGTTTAGAAACTTTTCAAAACGTAGTTACAAGCAATTCTGAATCACTGGCTTTATTTGCAGGAGGCGCAAGCGAAGGTGCAAAACGCTTTGCACAAATCAGTGGACAGATACAAAAGGATTTTGGACCAAAGTTTAGTAGACTAGGTATGACAATGGAAGAAACTGCTGAGTATACAGCAGATTACTTAGAACTACAAACTAGACTAGGTCGTTCGCAAAGAATGACAGACGCACAACTAACTGCAGGTGTGGCAAACACAGTTTTAGAAATTGACAAACTTGCTAGAGTTACAGGTAAACGTCGAGATCAAATCATGGAAGAGATGAAAGAAAACATGGCAGACAAGCGTCTCAAACTTATCTTTAACACCATGGATCAAGCGGCACAGCAAAATCTAAATGGTGTTCTTACAATGATGGGATCAGCAAGTCCTGATTTGAAAGATGCAATTACTGAAATGGTTGCAACAGGTGGTGTTCCACTTAATGAAATGGGACAAGACTTAGTACGTTTGAATCCACAATTAGCGGCAATGTCAAAAGGATTAAAAGATGGTTCTGTGAGCCAAGAAGACTTTATGGCTGAAATTAGAAAAACTGCTGAAATGGCAGACAACCTAAGTGATGCTCAGAAAGAACAGTATTCAACACTTGCGGCAATGGGTAGTAGCGTTGGTAGTGCTATAATTGAAATTATCGGCATGAAAAATGCTGGTAAGGATTTAACCAAAGCACAACAAGATCAATTAGATGCATTTGAAGCAAGAGAAAAAGCAACAGCAGACTTTGAACGTGTGCTACAAGAAACAAAAAACAAAATTATGGACGCACTTATTAATAGTGGTGTGTTTGATACTATAGCAACAATGATGGGAGATTTCACAGCATGGCTAGGAAGTCCAGACGGTATCAAGAGAATAGAAGAATTTACAACTACACTGTCTACAAAATTTAAAGAACTATTAGATGCATTTAAATCAGGAGACCTAATGCAGTATGTTAAAGATATGTTAGCAACTGGTCTTTCTGGACTAGGTGGTATGATTGGAACATTGATAGGCGGAATATTTGGCGGAAGCGATGAGCCAGAAGAAGTAGGACCAGATGGTAAACCTGTAGAGAAAAAAGGAAGTGGACTATTTATTGGATTAGACGGTGCTTTATCAACACTAGCGACAATGGTAGCGGCAGGTGGTACAGTTTATCTTGCAATAAAAGGCTTCCAATCTTTACTTAGAGGTTTTGCAGGACCACAAGTTATACTAGGTGCGGCAACACTAGCAGGATTGTTAATTGGTACAGGCGCGGCGATTAAACTAGCAGGTGATGGTATTAAGTCAGCAGGCGAAGGTGTTGAATCAGTAGCGGCAGGTGTAGAACGTATGGCCGCTGTAAAAGACACTGCTAACTTAACAGATATTGCAACTGCACTAGGAGATCTAGGAAGTGCTATGATAAAATTTGCAGGAGCAGATTTAATTTCAGGTATAGGTAGTTTGTTTGGTGGTGATAATGTATTTGACACAATGGTTGACGGCATTAGTAAGTTTGCTGATATTGATGCAACAGCAATTACAAATGTAGCGTCATTATCGAAGACAGGATTAAAAGATCTTGGTGACGCAATGATAAAATTATCAGCAGGCGGCATCATAGATAGTATTGGTAGTTTCTTTGGTGCCGCGTCGCCATTTGAAAAAATGGTTACAGGTATTAATGAATTTAGTAAAATTGACCAGAATGCAATAGCAAATCTAACAGGTTCTACTAGCGGACTTGAAAATTTAAAATCATTTACAGAAGATTTAGATGCAAATGGTGTTAAAGACTATGCTACAGCATTAAAAGAACTTGCTGAGGCTATGAAAAAATTAAATGTAGTGCTTGCAGATTCAAATAGTGGAAGAAAAGAAAGCGGATATGGTGTTTCTGACTTACTCAAATCTGAAGGCGGATTAGGCGGTTCTGGTATAAGTAATAGTACATTAGAACAACTTATGCGAACTAACAATACATTGCTAGGAAAAATCCTAGAGAAAAACCCAGAGAGTGCATATTAAGGATAAAGAATGAGTTGGAAAAAATATTTCACACCAGTACCAACAGGAGACAATCCAGGCGGAAATTATAGTCCTCTAGGTGGTGGCAGAGGGGGAAGTGGCAGTGCAGGACCAGCACGTACAAACTATAGTTCATATTTGCCAGATGTATATGTAGGCGCTCCTAATAGAGTTGAGCGTTATGGACAGTATAACACAATGGATCTTGATAGTGAAGTAAATGCCGCACTAGATATTTTAGCAGAATTTTGTTCACAAAAGAATTCACAAAACAAAACACCTTTTGTATTAGATTTTAAGAAAAAAGCAACTACATCAGAAACAACAATACTACAACAATATCTACAACAGTGGAATAAAATACAAAAATTTGATACACGCATGTTTAGAATTTTGCGTAACGTGTTTAAGTATGGAGATCAATTTTTTATTAGAGATCCTGAAACTAAAAAATTATTTCATGTCGATTCAGCAAACGTAGCAAGAATTATTGTTAATGAATCAGAAGGTAAAAAACCTCAGCAGTATGTAATTAAAGACTTTAATTTGAATTTTAAAGACATGGTTGCTACAACACCTTTCCAAACAAACGGAAATGTTACAGGCGGCGGCGACGGCTATTTAACTGGTGGTGTTCGCGGCATGGTAGGAAGTGTGCCTAAACAAAGCGGAAGCAGATTTCAAGAAGGCGAAGGTGAAGTTGCTATTGATGCAGAAAATGTTGTACATCTAAGTCTATCAGAAGGCTTAGATAATAATTTTCCATTTGGTAATTCATTATTAGAAACTATTTTTAAGGTATACAAGCAAAAAGAATTGCTTGAAGATGCGATTATTATCTATCGTGTCCAACGTGCGCCAGAGCGCAGAGTATTCTACGTTGATGTGGGTAACATGCCATCGCACTTAGCGATGCAGTTTGTAGAGAGAGTTAAGACGGAAATACATCAAAGACGTATCCCATCGTCAACAGGCGGAGGCACTAATGTCATAGACAGTTCATACAATCCGTTGTCAATCAATGAAGATTACTTTTTCCCACAAACAGCAGAAGGACGTGGATCTAAAGTTGAAACACTTCCAGGTGGTACAAACCTAGGTGAAATTGATGACTTAAGATATTTTACAAACAAACTTGTCAGAGGTTTACGTATTCCAAGTTCATATTTGCCAACAGGAGCAGATGATTCAGCCGCACAATACAACGATGGAAGAGTTGGAACAGCATACATACAAGAATTAAGATTTAATACGTATTGCGAAAGATTACAAGGATTATTAATTGAAGACTTAAATCAAGAATTTAAAAGATACTTACTTGAAAAAGGAGTAAACATTGATACAGCAATGTTTGATATTAGATTCCAACCACCACAAAACTTTGCGGCTTATAGACAAAGTGAAATTGATAATGCACGTATTCCAACATTTACACAAATGAGCGCAATACCTTATATTTCAAATCGTTTTGCAATGAAGCGTTACTTAGGTCTTAGTGAAGAAGAACTTACTGAGAATGAAAGACTATGGCGCGAAGAAAACGATGAAAATATTACCCCTCCACCTACAGATGCAGGCGGTGAACTTAGAGGAGCAGGAGTTAGCGGAGCAGGCATTGATGCAGATATGGCTGGTATGGAAGAAGAAGTACCAGGCGGCGAAGCACCAATTGATGGAGGTGCAACAGATGCACCTGATACAGCAACTGGCGGCGAAGGCGTACCTCAAGAAGGCGCAACTGACGTAACGGTATAAATAACAGTATGATACTTAGAGAATTATTTTATTTTGACAAAGAAACACTTGAGCCTGTAGAGGACAAGAGTTATTCTGCTAGAGATGATCAATCTCCTGTAGACTTTGATTCAACACGTAAAACAAGACTTACACTTCGCCAGATTAATCGCGCAAGATTAGCCGCAGACGTACATAAGGAAGAGCAAGTTAAAGACTTGCATTTTGTAAGACAAATGTATGGCATCGCGGCAAACGCAGAGGCCGGCGGAGTATGATAATTGAGTATAGCCTTTGTATTAGGTAACGGCATAAGTCGTAGACGAATACCTTTAGAACCCCTTAGAAAATTTGGAACCATTTATGCCTGTAATGCAGTTTACAGAGAATTTAAACCAGACTATCTTATTGCTGTAGATACTAAAATGGTAAACGAAATTGTACAATATAGATATCAACACGAAGGTCAAGTTTGGACAAATTATAATAAATCATATGAAAAATATAACGGACTTAACTATTTTAAACCTAGTAAAGGATGGAGTAGCGGTCCTACAGCATTAGATTTTGCAAGTGATCACGGGCACGATACAATATACATATTAGGCTTTGATTATCAAGGCATAGGCCCAGAACATAAACGTGTAAACAATTTGTACAGCGGATCCCCAAATTATAAACGTGAACATGATACATCAACGTATTACGGCAATTGGTTACGTCAAACTACAACTGTAATGCAGAAAAATTCTAAAAAGAGATATATAAGAGTGTTAGCAAAAGAAAATGGATTCATACCAGAACCATTTGATAACTTTGCGAATATTTCGCATATTACTGTGGAAGATTTAGCAAAATCTTTCAATTTTTCGCTGAATCCGTGAAAAAGGCTCGTTTTGGGCCTATATCTACGTACTTTTCTTAATAAATAGTAAATATTAATGACAGCCTTACCGTAAGGTAATTTTATTTTAATCAGGAGACAAAAAATGGCAGATCTAAACAAGTTCGAGAACATGCTCGAAAAACTAGTCAATGAAGATCGTGCTGGAGCAGAAGAATTGTTCCACGAGATCGTAGTTGAAAAATCAAGAGAAATTTATGAAAACCTACTAGAAAATGATCTAGAGGAAACTGACAAAGAAGTAGATGAGTCTAGTAAAGACGAAGATGCTAATGAGTCTACAGATGAAGAAACTAAAGAATCTTCAGATGATGAAGACACTAAAGAGTCAGCAGACGAAGACTTAGACGAAGCAACTGACGAAGAAGTTGATGAGTCAAGCGACGATGAAGAAACCAAAGAAGGTTTTGACATGAACGAATTCGAAGTTGAACCAATGCCAGAAGCAGATCCAGCAGACGATATGATGGCTGATTTGGAAATGGGTGACGGTGAAGAAGGTGAAGACGATGCTCCAGAAGGAGACGAAGACCTAGAAGATCGTATGGTAGACTTAGAAAAAGAATTAGACGACTTACGTCAACAGTTTAATGACGAAATGGGCGACGGCGACGACGAAGGTGACGACGAAGACGCAGGCGACATGGGTGACATGGCTGATGACGAAGCAGATGACGAAGCAGAAGAAGAGTCATTTGATCTTGGCGTAGAAGAAGCGACAGACGAAGAAGTAGACGAAGCATCGAAAGATGAAGAAGTTGCAGAAAAGTCTGAAACTGAAACAATGCGTGAGTATGTTGAAAAAGTAACTGCAAGTATGGGCGACAACGGTGCAAACACTAAGTCAACTGTAGCAGGTGCTAACGACATGGGCGGAGACGCTAGTAACTTAGTTGCTGGTGGTGAAGCAGACTCAAAAGGTACAACTGGTGGCTTAGCGGCAAACTCAAGTAAAGAAGATAACATGGGTAACATCAACGTACCAGGTGGTAAAGCATCGAAAAGCATGAAAGCACAGCCAAAAGGCCACGGCGCAGAAAAGAAAAGCGCAGGCGAAACTGCTGACAATAAAAAATCTACTATTGGCAGTAAATAATTAGGAGTAGAAGGCAATGAATCTACTAAGCGAGAATTTGACATTCGACCAGGCTAAAATGGTTGTTGAGTCAACTGAAAACTCAAATGGAGGTAAAGACCTTTACTTAAAAGGTATTTGTATCCAAGGCGGAGTACGCAATGCAAATGAGCGTGTTTATCCTGTAAATGAGATTGGAAGGGCTGTCAAAACTCTCAATGATCAAATTGGGACTGGTTATTCAGTTCTCGGTGAAGTTGATCATCCTGAAGGCCTAAATATTAACCTTGATCGTGTATCCCATATGATAACAGATATGTGGATGGAAGACAACAACGGTTATGGCAAAATGAAAATTTTACCGACCCCGATGGGACAATTAGTTAAAACAATGCTGGAAAGCGGAGTTAAACTAGGAGTTTCATCGCGTGGTTCGGGTGAAGTTAACGAGTCCGGTGATGTATCGGGCTTTGAAATTATCACCGTGGACGTTGTGGCTCAGCCTAGCGCCCCTGGTGCATATCCTACACCAATTTATGAACATTTGATGAATGCACGTGGGGGATACAAGGCATATGAATTAGCACAGGCAACAAGACACGACGATAAGGCACAAAAGTATCTTAAGGAATCGCTGATTAATATAATCAGCAAACTCCAGTGAAACTAGGAGAAAAAGTATGATAGATGCACTGAAAACACTCTTTGAAAACGATGTTGTTTCTCAAGAAGTCAGAGCACAAATTGAAGAGGCTTGGGAAGGCAAGATTCGCGAAAACAAGCAGGCTGTAACGGCTGAATTGCGCGAAGAATTTGCTCAAAAGTACGAACATGATAAAGCAACAATGGTGGAAGCCATTGATACAATGCTTAGTGATCGTCTTGGAAGTGAAATTGCCGAGTTTGCAGAAGACCGCAAACAACTAGCAGAAGCCAAAGCAAAGTATGCTGTTAAGTTAAAGGAAAACGGAGACTTAATGAAAGCGTTTGTAATGGACCAACTAGGTAAAGAAGTCACTGAATTGCACGAAGACCAAAAGAAAATGGCAAGTAACTATGCCAAACTAGAGGAATTTGTTGTAGAGGCTCTATCGAAAGAAATCGCAGAGTTCCATGAGGACAAAAAAGACCTAGCCGAAACAAAAGTACGTTTAGTACGTGAGGCTAAGAAACACTTCAATAAAGTGAAAACACAGTTTATTGAAAGAAGTGCAAAATTAGTATCCGAAACAGTAAGTAAGAACTTGAATAAAGAGATTACTGCACTTAAAGAAGATATTAATATTGCAAGAGAAAACGACTTCGGTCGTAAGTTATTCGAATCTTTTGCAAGTGAGTATGCAAATAGTTACTTGAACGAAAAGAGCGAAACTTCAAAACTTCTAAAAATTGTAGATCTAAAAGATAAACAAGTTGAAGAAGCGAAAGCACAAGCGACTAAGGCTGTTGAATTAGCAGAAGCGAAAGCAACTGAAATCAAGAGAATTAACGAAGCCGCTGAACGCAACAAAGTAATTAACGGTTTGATTGAGCCATTAAGCAAAGATCAACGTGATATTATGACAGACTTACTGGAATCTGTTCAAACGTCTAATTTAAACAAGTCGTTTAACAAGTACCTACCAGCAGTTATTGACGGTAATGCTCCAGCAAAGAAGAAGGCAAAACTAGTAGAAGGCAAAGAAATCACAGGCAATAGAGAAACTAACGTTAGTAGTAAAGCAGACGAGAATGTCGTTGACATTAGACGTCTTGCTGGATTAAATTGATAGGAGATAATTATGTCAGAACTACTCGAAAGCCGCTGGCAGGAGACTAAAACTGCATTGTTGGAAGGCTTAAACGGAACTAAGAAATCCGTAATGGCTTCAACTTTAGAAAATACTAGAAAGTATCTTTCAGAGACAGCAACAGCAGGGACAACTTCAGCCGGTAATGTCGCAACTCTTAACAGAGTTATTTTACCAGTAATCAGACGTGTAATGCCAACAGTTATAGCAAATGAACTTGTTGGAGTACAACCGATGACTGGTCCAGTGGGTCAAATCCACACACTAAGAGTCCGTTATTCGGACACTTTTAACGCAGGTGCATCAGGTGCAACTGCAGGTGAAGAAGCACTTTCACCATTCAAGATTGCTGAAAGTTATTCAGGTAACACTAACGGTAAAGCAGATGCTACAGCCGCTAAAGAAGGTGTTCCAGGAAACAAACTAAGCATCCAGATCCTAAAACAAACTGTTGAAGCGAAAACTCGTAAGTTGAGTGCTCGTTGGACGTTTGAAGCGGCTCAGGACGCTCAGTCACAGCATGGTATCGATGTTGAAGCAGAAATCATGGCGGCATTAGCCCAAGAGATTACTGCTGAGATCGACCAAGAAGTTCTTGCTTCACTAAGAACACTTAGTGGTACAGCCGTTGAAACATACGACCAAGCCGCAGTAAGTGGTACAGCAACTTTTGTTGGTGATGAGCATGCCGCGTTGGCAGTTCAAATTAACAGAGCGGCTAACTTAATCGCACAGCGTACAAGACGTGGTGCTGGTAACTATGCAGTGGTAAGTCCATTTGCATTAACAGTACTTCAGTCTGCAACAACTTCAGCGTTCGCAAGAACAACTGAAGGTTCGTTTGAAGCACCAACAAACACTAAGTTTGTAGGTACATTGAACAACGCTATGAAAGTATATGTAGATACATATGCTGGCGATAGTACAGCAGTACTAGTAGGTTACAAAGGTTCATCTGAATCAGATGCACCAGCGTTCTACTGCCCATACATTCCATTAATGAGTAGTGGTGTTGTAATGGATCCGGATACATTTGAGCCAGTAGTGTCATTTATGACACGTTACGGCTATGTTGAACTATCCAACACAGCGTCTTCACTTGGTAATGCAGGTGACTACCTAGCGAATGTAGCGATTACAAACGGTAACGTATCATTTAGTTAATAGGTATTTTACAAAATTAGAAATAGGGCCTTCGGGCCCTATTTTTTTGACTAAATATTCATACGTTCATCCTACGGGACGGAAGTAGCACAAGCGAAGGAACGCACTTAACTGTAAAAGGGAGAGTGTTATGAATCATAGAGATTTCGAACTTGCTCGCAAATTAGAGCGTAGAAAACAAGCACACAAAGCACTGATGAGAAAACAAATGGAAAGACCGTTGTCTAGACCACGTGCTGAGAAGAATATACTTGCTTCAGATCCAAGATTACAAAAAATATAATATTTTGGTAAAAAAGAGGTTGACTTTATATTTAAAGATGCTATATTAGTAACATAAGCAACAAAAAAGTAATTAATTTTTGTTTATAGTGCAAGGAAGAGGCCTTTACCAGAAGGGTCGAACTTGACTAGCCAGGGGTGGTACCCAGGTGCTGTAGTAGAAATACGCAGTATC